TTATATCGTTGGAGTACAGCGATTACAGACATGGAGAAAATGTAAGACTTTTTATTTTTGAAAGCAATTTTTTATGAAGTGTTTACTTAAAATAATTTATTTTTTATTATTTTAAGATATTATCACGAGCAACTTTATATAATTGGAAAAATCAAGGTATATTATCTTTTCAAAAATCTGAAAGTGGTGGATTAAACTTTATTAATGAAACTGATTATCAAAAATTATTAAATTTACCAAAATCTGAAATTGAAGAAAAAGTAATTATATATTGTAGAGTATCTTCAACAGTAAATAAGAATAATTTACAAACTCAAAAAGAAAGATTAGTTAATTATTGTAATGCTAAAGGGTATAAAGTAGAAAAAGTAGTAGAAGAATTTGGATCAGGAATAAATGATAAAAGACCTAAACTTCAGGAATTGCTTGAAAAACAAAATTATACAAAATTAGTAGTAGAGCATAAAGATAGATTAAGTAGATTAGGATTTAATTATATTGAAGTTTTACTAAAACAACAAGGAATTACTATTGAAGTTATTAACAATGTAGATACTGATGAAGAAGACATTATTCAAGATTTTGTTTCTATAATTACAAGTTATTGTGCAAGAATTTATGGAAAAAGAAGATCGAAAAGAAAAACTGAAAAAATTATAGAAGAATTAAAAAAAGATGAATAAGGCATATAAAATAAAACTTTATCTTAATAAAAATCAAGAAGAGATAATTAATAAAACTATTGGTTGTTCAAGATTTATTTATAATCAAATGCTTAATGAAAGAATTAACATTTATAAAGAATTAAAAGATAATAAAGAAAAATTATATAGTTATAAATATAAAACAGAAAAAGAGTATAAACAAGAATTTGAATGGTTAAATGAAGTTAGCAGTTATGCTTTACAACAAAGTAGAATAGATTTAGAAACAGCTTATAAAAATTTTTATAGACGAATTAAACAAAAAAATAAAAAAGTAGGATTTCCAAAGTTTAAAAGTAAAAAAATAGCTAAACAATCTTTTAGACTAAATCAAACTACTTCAAATATTATTCAAATTAAAGGTAATAAAATTAAATTATCAAAATATGGTTTTATAAAATTTAAAGGATTATCCAAGAATTTTCAAGGAATTATAAAATCAATTACAGTTACAAAAAATAAAGATAACTCTTATGAAGCATCTATTTTGGTTAATCAAAATGAAATAAAAAAAGAAAGAATCTCTAATAATCAAATTGGAATTGATTTAGGATTAAAAGAATTTATTGTTTGTTCTAATGGAGATCAAATTAATGGTATTAAAAATAAATTATATGAAGTAGAAAATAAAATTAAAAAACAACAAAAACATTTTTCAAGAAAACAAAATGAAAGTATAAGAAAAGAAAAATGTAGAATTAAATTAGCAAAACTTTATCAGTATAAAACTAATTTTCAAAATCATTTCTTTTGGCATTTAGTAAATAAACTATGTAGCGAAAACAAAGTTATAAGTTTAGAAAATTTAAATGTTGCAGGAATGATAAAAAATCATAAATTAGCTCATTCAATTTTTTATTCAGGTTGGTCAAATTTCAATAATAAATTAGAACAAAAATCAAAAGAATACGAAACTCAAATCATAAAAATTAATAGATTTTTTCCGTCTTCAAAACTTTGTTCTAATTGTGGACAAATAAAGGAAGATTTAACCTTAGCTGATAGAACATATATTTGTGATTGTGGGTTGAAAATTGATAGAGATTTAAATGCAGCAAAAAATATCCTTAAAGCAGGATTAAATGCTTTATCGTTGGAGTACAGCGATTACAAACATGGAGAAAATGTTAGACCTAAAGAAATTATTTATAATTTTGATGGGCAATTTTCAGCGAAGTGTTTATTCTAAATTATTTATTTTTTATTATTTAGGATTATTATGAATAGATTTTTTATTGCGGACACCCATTTTAATCACTCAAATATTCTTCTTTATACTTGCCGGAATTTTAAAGATGTTAATGAAATGACCGAGCAACTTATAAAGAATTGGAATGATACAGTTAAAAAACGTGACCTTATTTTTGTGCTTGGAGATTTTTCTTTTTATAACAAAGTTGAAGAAGTTAAAGCAATAACAGATAGACTTAAAGGTACAAAGATTATTATACTTGGTAATCATGATAAAAAAATTAATACAGATTTTTGGAAGCAATGCGGATTTCAGGAATGCTATAAATATCCAATAATTTACAAGGACAAATATATTTTATCACATGAACCAGTACAATATGGAGTAGGTGAGCAAGGATTTATAAATATTCATGGACATATACATAATCATTTTATGGAAAATAAGTACTATGTAAATGTTTCTGTCGAAGCAATAAATTATAAACCAGTATCATTTGATGAAATTGAGGGAAGGTTTAAGGAATAAGTCATGATTACATTTACAAAATTACATTTAAAAGGTTGGAAGCAACATGAAAATGCTTGGTATATTAAAATAGAAAATACAGATGAGCTATTAGATCATGCTAAAAATTTTATCCCAAGTTTTCAAAAAACAGAAAGTAAAAAATTATTAACATTATCGCCTAATCATAATAGCGATACAGTAACTCAAGCTGTATTTTTGACTGCTGAATTACATAATATAAATAAATTTACTGCTTTTGAAATATTTTCAAATAAATTGTACCAAGGACGTTTACAAGCTCTTCATGAAAATAAAATTGTTTTTATCGGAGAAAACGGTATTGGTTGGTTTCCTATTGATAAGGATTCAAAAAAGTATAAAGTAATTGAAGAAATTAAAAAAGATAATTATATATTTCCGGCAAGAAAATTATTGATTTCTTATAGTAAATGGAAAGGTGGAAAACATTGGTATGTAAAAATAAATGGAGTTGATGTTAAAGATAAAGAAGATAATTTGAAATGGAATACAAAGTGGCAAGCTAAAGAGATTGTTAATCAATTTTTAAAAGAAAATAATTTAGAAGATATAAAGGTTGAAGTAAAAGTAAATGACTAATATAAAATTCAAGTGCATTTATTGTGAAAAAGAAACTGATTATTCAGATCACTTATGTAATAGATGTTGGGAATTAAAAACAAGAATAAAGGATAACTTTGAACTTGCAAAGAAAATGATAAAGGAAATAGAGAATAATGTTAATACAAAATAAAAACGAGTTCAATAAATTTATAAATATTTTACCTGATTTGCAAAATGATGAAGTTTACTTTATTTCTTTATCTGCTCGTAATAAGTATTTAAATGAAGAAGAAAGAAAATTTTATGGTCTTGGTCGAACAGAAATGTTTTCAAGAAATATTATAAGAAAAAAAGAAGATATTGAATATGTATTATCGAAACTTGAATCTTCTTTGCAATATAAATTAACAAAAACTAAACAAAATATTCCTGAAAAGGCTTTAGTTGTATATATCAATATAAATCCTTCAAGTATGATAAAAGCATATTTTAATCTTGCTAATGAAATGAATAAAGAATTACTTGATATAAATATGGCTTTACAACATAATAAACAACCTAATTATTCTGGTATACATTTACTTGATAGAAAGTTAATGAATTGTATTCAAACAGCCAGAAGTAGGAAGATATTTATTGATATAGATTTTGATGTAGAAGATGATGTTTCTATAAAGGATTTTATAATAACTTTAGCTAATAAAGAAATTAAATATTATTTAATACAAACAAAAAGTGGTTATCATTGTTTAATTGATTTAGCCTCCATGAAAGATAAAAAATTTAATTTAAATTATGAAGTACAAAAATGTCATCAGCTAGTTTGTTTACACGATGGTGAGGTTATAATAAATACTAATGGAATGATACCGGTTCCAGGAACATTACAAGCAGGGGAATTAGTGAGGTTTTTGTAATGAATACAAAAATAAATTTTAATGTTTAGATAGGTGGGTGGTTGTCTTTGGTAGATGCAATAATAAACATCTTGTCATTTTCGTTATTGTGCCCTTCATTTAGTTTTAAATGGATGGTTTATTGTACAAGAAAAAACATTAAGAAAAATAAGGAGAAAAACTATGAGTGTTGAAACAAATATTTATGTTGGATCATTTCTGGAAATTAAGAAAAAAGAAATAATTGAAATTGGAGAATATTATGGATGCCCTAAATGCTTAAGAGAGTTTAGAAAAGATATTGAAAATAATTATTGTATAAAATGTGGAACAAAATTATCTTTTATTAACAAGAATAAATTAATTGATTTTAATATTTTCACTATTTTAAACAATGATTTAACAAAAGTAGATAAATATGTTTCTTTAACAAGTAGTTGGTTTAATTCCAATCTACAATTGGTTGGTTTTAATATAAAAAATGATTTTCATACTTTTTTAGAAATAGATGAAATTGTTTTTGAAGAACAAATGCCAAAAAAAGCAACAGAAGAAGATTGGGGCGAAATAATCAAAATTTTAAAAGAAAATGATGTTGGATATGATTTACAATACGGAGTTGTAACATATTCAAATTAATGGAGAATAAAATGAACAATATACTTTTTAACATATTAGAAAATAAATTCAAAGAATCAGAAGAGTTTAGAACACTTGTTTATACAGATGTTTTTGTGCACAAACTTTTTTATGATTATAATTTACACCATCAAAATATTTCTGATGAACAAGTTGTTACATATTTAGTTGAATTGTTTATTGAATTGGTTAAATGCAAAAATGAAATAAGAAAAGAATTAATAAATAAAAAAGCAAATGTAATAGAATTAAATAACTATCAAATCTCAAAAGAATTTGTAAATGAATGTATCAGAAATCTTTCATTTAAAGAAAAAATAAAAATGTTGTTTAGGGGAAAATAAAATGAGTTTAAGTGATTGTGACAAATGTTGGTCAACTCCATGTAGTTGTGGATATGATTATAAAGATTGGCCTGATGAAGCATTCTATAAATTTATTCATGACATTATTGTTGGGAGAGATAAGTATAAAAAAGAAAAAAATTTAGAAACTAAAAAATCATTACCATCCATAACATATTCCAGCACTTAATCCAATAGATTTTGTATTAGCTTGTAATCCACAACTTATTCCTATCTTATCCCATATCATATAGGAATAAGTTATCAACCCACCATAATTTTTATATGAATCTTCGTATACAGTATTTGAAATTTGTGCCGTTAAGAAATGCCGTTTTAAATCAACTGATTTTAATGTAACATCTTTATATGCAGTTTTGCATTTATCATGATATTCTATATACATTACATTTCCATTTATTTTTTCAGAAATTTCACCTTTTGATTTTAAACATACTATACAAGATTCATAGTCACTTGGGTTTTGTGTAACAGTGGTTGTAGTAGTTGTTTCGTTTGTAATAATTATTGGATGTTTTTTATAATAAGTAAATCCTAATAATCCTGTTATAATTACTCCAGATATAAAGCTTATTACAATTTGTTTATAGTTTAGGGTCATGTAATTCCTTCAAATAATAGGTTAAAATAGCTTCAAAATAGTGCTTTATTAAGCATTAAACAGCTCTATTTAAGGTTCTATTCTGTAAGGTATATACTTATCTATAGAACTTTTAAAGCCTCTTTTATTAGTAAAATGTTAATAAATACTAATAAATACTAATAAAATATGGCGGATAGGTTTGGCGACTGAATATGGAAGTGTAGAAAGCCTACCTAAGAACCTTCCGGTTACTTCCATTTCCGCTTATTTTTTAATATCTTTCTGGATAAATTGTACTAATAAATAATAAGAAAACGCCAATTTCTTATAAACTTTTAAAATCCGGAAGGTAAAAATAATGCAGTTACAAATTGAAGATAAAAGATTTTATGTTTATATTTATTTAAATTCTTTAAAAATAGGGAATTTCAATTATGGTGAATTTCACTTTGACTATAGCCCATTTTATGTTGGAAAAGGATGTGGTAGAAGATTATATATTCATTTAAATGAAGCAGAAAATTTTAAAAAAATTGAAGAAGAGTCTATAGTGGAAAGATATAATGCACATAAATTAAACACCATTAATAAAATTAAAAGATTTGGAAAAGAACCAATAATTCTTAAAATAAGGGAAAATTTAAGTAATTATAATGCTGGGGAATTTGAAAAATATTTAATAAAGTTAATTGGAAGAGCAGATAAACACTTAGGGCCACTTACTAATTGGACTGATGGTGGTGAAGGCGCTATAAATGTCTCTGAAAAAAGTAAACAAAAAGGAATTGCTTCCATGAAAAAAACTATCAATGATCCTGAATGGAAAGCCACTAAAGGAAAAATAGGGGCACAAAAAAGAAGCGTTCTTTTAAAAGAAGGTCATAAAAATGGAACAATATCCCCACCATCTAATAAAGGAAAGACAAAAGAAACAAATGAATCAGTTAGAATAGGGTCAGAAAAAATGAAAAAAATAATTAATGATCCTATCTATAAAGCAACCAAAGGAAAAGAAGCAAAAAAGAAGCAAAGTAAATCCTTAATAAAAGGTTGCAAAGTAAAAGGAAAGAATAATCCAATGTACGGTACTACATTTGAATGGTATACAAATGGAAAAGAAAATAAAAGAGGAACTTTTAAAAATATTGAACAATTGATTCAATTGGGATTTTGGAAGGGGCTAACTACAAATCATGATGAATCCGCAGTAAAAAATCGTGCAGAAGCTCAAAAAAATTCTGTAAAAAATAAAGGTAAATATGCCGCTCGTGCTAAAGGTGTTATTAATCTTGATACTCAAATAAGTTTTTATACTATTACAGAAGCAAGAAAATTCTATAATTTGCATAATCAATCAATTAATGATTGTTGTATGAATAAAAGGGAAACTTGTTCTAAAGGCTTTCATTGGAATTATTATGATAAATGAAATAGATAAGTTAATTAATGACAAATATGAGGAACTTTCCATAAATGAAAAGGAAGAATTGTATAAGTTATTAAAGGATAAAAATACAAGAAAGGAATTAAAATCTAAAGTAGAAAGTATTTTATTTAGGGTTAAACCACCAACACCTGAAGAATTTTTATCACCAGAATCTGGATGGATGTCAAAAAAAGTTTGTGAGTCTATTTTTCCTTATATTAAGGAAGAATTTATAAATATTCTTAAAGGAGATGAAAATGGAGATCCATATAATAAAGTTGTCCAGTATGGTTCTACAAGAAGAGGTAAATCTTTTTTAGCTCATTTGTTAATTTTATATATAATTGTATTTTTTCATTGTTTAAGAGATCCCAATAGATTCTGGGGATTATCACCAAATTCTGAAATGTGTATTTACCTTGTTTCTTTTAAATATGATAAAATTAAAGAAGTTTATTTAAGCCCACTATATAAAATTTTAAGTAATTCAAAAAAGTTTATAAAAGTTATGCGGGCTGATCAAGTTATTACTACTCAAGAAAAGGTTGGTTTAGATAAAATAGTATGGAGTAAAAGTGCTACAAGTGGATTTTTAACATTACAAAGTGGATTGCAATTGCAGTTGGGTAATGACGAAGCATTATCCTATCTTGGTGCAAATACTCTAACTTGTTTTATTTCGGAAATTTCTTTTTTCTGCCTTTATGCAGGTGCAACTGAAGAAAAAATTTATAAATTGTACACAGACATTTCCAGTCGTATTCAAAATACAGTTAAAAATGGATATCTTGGATTCACCTATCTTGATAGTTCTGCCCACAGAAAAGATAGTCTTATCGAAGCCCATATAATAAATGAATTAAGTCATCGTGAAAAAACTTATTTTTCTTGGAAAAGTAGATGGGAAGCACTTCCTTCTTTATACCCTAAATGGCAGAAAACAGGTCAAACATTTAAAGTAATAACTGGAAATGCAGACATTCCTGCAAAAATTGTAGAAAGTGATAATGATTTAATAAATGTTTCTAAAGATTTAATAGTTGATGTACCTATTGATTTAAAACAATTATTTCAAGATGATTTAATTGGAGAAATTAGAAATTCAGCAGGTAGACCAACATCAAATGAAAACAAGTTTATAAATGATTCAAAACATATTAATAATTTATTTAATAATGATTCACTTAAAAATATTGAGGGAATTCTAATTGCAGATGCAAAAGAATTTCCAGAAGAACTTTTATGGACTAAATTGGAAAATACTTTTTTTACAAAAAATGCATCTGGTAAATATATGTTTAGAAGAGCACCAGAAGAATGCAGATACTTTGGTTGGGACTCTGCTTATAGTGCTAAAGGCGATATTATGGGTGTAGCTTGTATTCATAAAGAATGGGATAATATAAACAATAAAATAATGTATGTTACTGATTTTACATTTGCTATAGGCCCAAATGATACTGGTATTAATTTAGCAGCTGTTCCTAAGTTATTATTAGATATTAAAATTAAATGTAATGCTTATATTTTTGGTTTATATACAGATACTTTTCAATCACAATCACAAATACAAGAACTTGAAAGATTTCAAATACAAACATATAAACAATCCGTAGACAGCTCATTAACACCATATATAACATATTTAACACATTTAGTTAATGAATCTATAAAATGTGGTAAAAACATATTTTTAAAAAATAATCTTATGTGTCTTACAAGAATTAAGAATAAAAATAGAGAAAAAGTTGATCATCCAATAGGAAGTACAAACAATCGATATAATGGTGATTTTGATAAGTCAGAATGTGGTATAAATGCAAAGGACGTAAGTGACGCTCATTGCCAAGCGTTTTTCGGAGCTTATAGTCATAATTATACTCCTACAACCATTTATCAAATCGAACAAAAGAAATTCTCAACTAATATGCAAGACATTAAGGATTTGTCTAAAGATGCCTATAAGAAGTTGCATAAGTTTTATTAGAAATTAAATTTAAATTTTTCAAACAATTTTTACTAATAATTATTAAAATTAAATAGGTGAATTATATATGGAAAGATATAAGAAAGAGTTTAAGGAAATATCAACAAGACAAATTACAATGGATATTCCAAATGATTTTATTTATCATATTGAAAATGTATTATCTAAAATGAATAATATTGATACTATTAATGCATTTGATCAAATAGTAAAATCTTTAAATGATGCAACGAAAAAAGATATCGTAAAAAAATTAATAAATGCAATTATTATGCAAACAAATTTAAAAGAATATTTTATGTAAAAATAATAATCAATGTCAACAACAATAATATATAACTTAGAAATAACAAACAATGATCTTGTAACACCCATATTCTACACAAATACTATCACACCAGTAGCTAAAGTAGAAAGAAAAATAACAGATATGTCATCTTTAGATAGTGCAGTCGACATAAGTGTTTCTAAGATGGGTACTTTACAGACTGTTTTTGCTAACGCTGAAGATGCAAATTTAGCATTTTATACGGCAGCAGGGGTCATAAATACTGTTAGAGTTGGTGGTCAATTGTTTTGGGAAATGCCAAGTGCTATTGGATCAGGTATTATAAATTGCAGAGTTTCTGCTAATGGTGCTACACCACAAGATATTAGTTTAACACTTATAGGGGTATAATGGAAAGATACAAAAAAGAATTTAATGAAAAAGTAAATTTAAAAGAAACTTTTAAACCAAATTTTAAAAACGTAGACGATTTTATTTATTTTTTACGAACGAGATTAATTCCAGATTTAAAAAAATCAGGAAAATTTGAAACAGCTCAAGATTTTGAAGAAGCAATTTACTGGTTAATTAGTTTAGCTTAAAAAAGTAATTTCAAGCAAAAATTTAATTGGAGTCTAAAAAAAAATGGAAAGATATAAGAAAGAGTTTAAAGAAGAAAAGAAGGAATTAAAAGAAAATTCTTATTTTGATATAACAAGGGGAATTTTACAGCTATCTAAAGAACAACCAGATGATAGTAAATTTGCAAAATATTTATGTCAATGTATAGTAGATTCTGTAATGGATAGAAAAAATTATAATAATGTTTTATATTTAATATCAAATAATTTAAAAACCGGAAATTTTTAATTTATGGCGCTAATTAACGAAACATTTAGATTTTATTATGTAGCAAGTAATTTTGCTTCAGGATTAGTTGATGTTAATGTAAAAGTGCTTACACCCTCTAATGTATTACAAGGGCCTTTTATTTGCACAGAGTCAAATAGAATAGGTATTTATTATTATGATTATATACCCTTGATAAAAGGACAATATGTATTTGAAGCCGATAGTGTGTCAGTTCCTAATGCTACAGTACAAATAAAAGATATAGCAAGTAGTAGCTCAGTTCCCTGGGCGGATTTTTAAAAAAATAAAAAAATAAAGAGGTAAAGAAAATGGAAAGATACAAGAAATTTTTTAAAGAAGAAAATAAAAATGATGCCATTAAAATGGATAAAAATAAATTAGGAAAAATTGAAGTTTATATAGATAAAGAAGATAATACAGATTATATTTTTGGTATAAACTCAGGATTTGCTTATGCTTCTCCAATGAATCCTAAACAATGGATTAAAGAAAATCCAAATTTTATGTTGGTATAATAATCAATGTCCAGCAAAAACCAAACACAAGTAATACCAGGAAATATATTAACAATAGACATTTACCTAAGGTCTTATTATGGTGGGCCTTTAACTAATGCTGATACTATTCCTACATTTAGTATCTATGACCCAAGTGATGTATTACTTTATTCAGGTACAAGTACTCATACAGCAGTTGGTACATATACAGCAACTTATAACGTAGAAGCTACAGCTGATATTTCTGATTATTATAGAATAGTTTGGGCTGCTACAATAAGTGGTACAGCAGTTCCAGATGCATGGGAATATTTTAGAGTTGTTCCTGCTACTCCAGAATATGAAGGAGTTTCTATTTCAAACGATTGGCTTATTCAAATTAAGAAAGCATTGGCTTATCCAAAGATTGAGACTTTAGTTCTTTCTGATGATGAAATAAAACAACTTGCTGTATTTCCTGCAATGACACAATACTTCATAAAGTTTCCAATAAAAGAAACAGTTGAAATGTATGGGCAAGATTTATTGACTGTTCCTTTTCCAGATACGTATACCTATGGTTTAGTAGATTGCAGAGTAGTTGATGTTGGAACAATTGGTGGTACTGGAAGCTCATTCTGGGACATAATTGCTTATCAACGAATGGGTGTTTCTGGAAATATGAAGAGTTATGGTAAAAGAGGATTTAATCCTAATTCACTTTATCAAGAACGAATAAATCAACAATACGCAATGAAGTCACAAATGAATCTTCTTGCAACTATAAAATTTCAAGTAGATTATCCAAATAGACAAGTTATTGTTTACACTTCAACAACTGGAAAAGTTAATATTACATGGGCTAAATATTCTACTAATTTTGAAGATGTATTATTTCAAAGAAAGTTTGATGTTATAAAATTAGCTCAATCCAACCTATTAGATCATATAGCTGATACTTTTGGTATTATATCTGATGGATCGTTGGATGTTAATATAAATGTCACTGATATAAGAACGAGGGCGAAGGAATTAAGAACTGAAGTTGAAGAAAAATGGATTCAATTTCCTACAGTTATTATACTTAAAAATGTTTAAGTCTTCTCATGAAAAGTCAAAATTTTTCTTAAATTTTTAACCTCAATTTTACTAATAATTATGGACAAGTCATGTAAACATTGTGGCACTACAGAAAATTTAATAACAAGAAAAAATAAATCTGGTAAAATAGAGATACATCGTATTTGTAAATCTTGTTGGTATAAAATACGTCATGCTAAATGGGAATCTAAAACTGAGAAAGAAAAACAACAAATTAAAAATAATATTTCTGTTGGTACAAAGAAAGGCATGGAAAATATGTCTGAAGAATCTCTTGAAAAAGTTAGAGGTGGACACCAAAAATTTTTAGACTCTATAACTGAAGAAGAAAAGAAAAATCATTATGAAAAAGTTGGTGCTGAAATAAGTACATCTTTAATTAAGAAATGGGCAACGGATGAAGAGTATAGAAAGAATCAAATAGAAGTAACCAAACGAGGTTTAAATGATAGGACTGCCGAACAGAAACAACAGCAGTATAAGAATATAAGTAAAGCTAACATCGCTTTTTATGAAAATTTAACTCAAGAAGAAAAAGATACTCTTAATGCACCTAAAATAGCATTTCTTAAAGAGTTATCAAAAGATGAAGAATGTAAAATAAAAAGATTAGAAAAAGCTAAAATTACTGTAGAAAATAGAACTGAAGAAAGAAAAGAAGAAATTAACAAAAATATGAAAGTTGGTCAGAGAAAATTTTTAAATTCATTAACTGAAGAAGAAAAACAACTACGTATAAAAAATATAATAGAAAAAGGAAAGATTACAATTTCTGATCCAAATTGGTTAGCAACTGTGGGAAAAGAAAAATCAAGAAAATTATCAGAATGGAATTTAAAACGATTAGAAGAAAATGCAAGAACAGGTAGATGCTTTCAATCTAAAGTTGAACGAGATTGTCTTGAATATTTAAAATTACATATTGATCCTAATATTGATCATCAAAAAAGATATAATAATTGGATGATTGATTTCTATTCTCCTAAATATGATTTATATATTCAATTAGATGGTGTTTTTTGGCACGGACTAGCAAATTATAAAGAAGGATTTTTTGATACCAAAATAGGTCAAACGATTTTAAAAACAAAAGCTAAAGATGAATTGCAAGATAAAACTATCAGAAATTTAATTAGAATTACAGATATACAATTTAAAAATAATCCAAAGATTTTGGAAGAGAAAATTAAACCAAAGATCATGAATAGAATCATGAATTCTTTATATTAAGAGAGGTAGAATACTATGGCTTTTAGGTCATCGTTTGTGGAAAATTCAAATTTGGCGGGCTTTACGTCCAATCAAATAAATGAAATTGGAGCTATGGTTATTAATTCTAGTAAAGGTGGATTAATACCAATTAAATGTCAATCAGAAAAAGATGTTTTATTACATTTTGGAAATCCTTCAGCTAATTATCCAGAAGTTTTTGAAGCTATCGCATATTGTAGAAAAGCTCCTGCTTGGATAGTATCTGCAATAGGAAGTGGAAGTTTATATGGTGGAGTAGATGTCGAAACGACTACAGTAACTCCTTTTACCGTTGGAAGAGATTATGATACATTTGATTATTCAACAAGTTACCCAAATGTTTCTCATTCATTCTTTTCTGTTTCTCCTCAAGTTGATGATTTAGCTGTTTCAATAAAATATGTTTCTGGAACTAAATATCAAATGTCACTTTATGAAGTTTTATCTTCAGGAAATTCTTATATAACATATTATGATTATTCTTTATCAAGGGAAAAAGATGGGTTTGGAAGATCACTTTATTATGAAGATGTTTTTAATAATGATCCATATGTAAAAATAAAAGTTAATGCGAATTGGGTAAGTGGAACAATAACTTTACCAGGATCGACCGTATATGCTTTTAATGGAGGAACTAGAGGTGATGATCCTAGTACTGGAGATTATACAATTGGTTGGGCTAATTTTCAAAAAGTAAATAAATATAAATCAAACATTATTATGGATTGTACTGGAGAAAATGCAACTACTATTAATTCGTTAGTAACAAATTATCAAAAATGGGCACATGCAATAACTTGTATTCCATTGGGATATTCAGCAACTGAAGCAGTTATTTATAGAAACTCTCTTGGAATAAATTCTGATAAAATATCACTTTACACTAATTGGGCAAAAATTCAAGATGATTATAATAATTCAATGGCTTGGATATCTCATGTAGGATCAATTGGTGGTAAATATGCAATGATGTATAATGCTTATGATGCTGCAAGTCCTGCTGGCATAGATGAGAATGGATGGGGAGGAATTCTATCAGATTGGAAAGTTATTGAAATGGAAAATGATTATACTGATTTTGATAGAGGACTTGGAAGTGATTTACAAGTTTTAGATGAAGCTCAAATTAATCCTTTAGTTTTTACAGAAAGTGACGGATTATTGATTTATGGAGATAAAACACTTCAATCCACTAATAACGATACTTCTTTTATAGGAACAAGAAGGTTATATAATTTTATAGATGATACAGTTCAAAGACAAATATTAAAATTACAAGAATTTAAAGTGAATGATAGTTTACATCGTTTACGAGCTCGCACAATGGCAACAACTTTCTTAGAACCTATACTTAATGCTGGTTGGATTCGTGAATTTTATGTTTTATGCGATGAAAGTAATAATACTGATTCTGTGTTAGATAGAAGAGAATTTGTAATGGATATCTATATAAAGGTTATGCCTAATTCCCAGTTCTGTAAAATGACTTTAAGACGTGTAAGCCAATCAACGGTAATCAGTTCATTGTTACAAGGTACAGCTCCTGCTTAAATAGTAATAAAATAAAGAAAATTTTAAAACCACTTTCATTTAAGAAGGTGGTTTTTTATTTACTTTTTATTTTTTTACTAATAAATAAATGAATTTTGAAAATTATTTAAAGAGGTAAATAATATATGAGTACAGATACTATTTTTTCTTTGGGGGCAGACCAATTATTATCACAGTGGGAGTTAAGTTTTCCGGATGGTATTCCTACTGGAGGAGGAGCTGAGAATGTTGCTTTACGTGTGGATACATCCTTTACAATTCCTGAACAATCTGTTGGAACTTATACTATTAATAAAAAAGGAATTACAGTTCCAAAAACAAACGCACAAACACAAAATACTAAAACTTTTACAATCGAATGGCGCATAGATCAAGATTGGATAACATTTGAAGATATGAAAAACTGGGCTACCGCTGTATATGATCATATTAATGGAACTGCATTACCAGAAATTTCTGTAAGAGCTACTGTATTATTATCTTTACTTGATACACAAAACACAGTTAAAAAACTTATCAGATTTAAAAATTGTAAACCAAGTGGTTATTCTTTAAGTGCATTAGATAACGCAAGTGGGGAACCAATGAGATGTACTATGACATTTATTTATGTAGATTTTATTGTTGAAAATGCATAATGGGATTTAGTTTAACAAATAAATTAAAGGGAGTAGCAAATATCTCTGCAATTCCCACAAACGCAATCAAAACTTTATTAGAAGTATTTGAACCACAAAATAAAAATTTATTTGAAGTTATTTTAGCTCCAGGTGATTTATCTGGAGCTAATATTGCTATGGCAGGATTAGATACATCTATTACATCTTTATTTTGTCAATCTATTACAACTTCTCTTTTTAGTATAACATATCAAAGATATAATCATGAACAAGCACCAAGTTCTTTAGAATACCCTGATACAGTTACTATAAATTTTTTAGAAAATGATCTTGCATTTGTTCGAATTTATATGCAGAAATGGATGTCTGATACTGTAAATTTAAGATATACATCAAACATACCAGGAGATTATGTATTTAAAGATAATCAAGATGCAGCTAAAAAAAATGCATTGATAATTCCTCAAACTAGTATGGGGATACCAAGCCCATGTTGGATAAAAATAGAAGGAATGCGGTATCAATCTATGGAACAATTATCTTTTGATCAAACAGCAGGAGATCCTATGATTATTGCTGTTACTTGTGCCGTAGATAATATAAAATTATTTTCTCCAGCTAATCCATTGCTTTAAAATTTGAATACTTTTATTTTTTACTAATAAATAAGAATTTAAAGGAGAATTTTTATGGAAGAAGAATTTGTACCATTATCACCCGACGAAGTTAAAAAAAGAAGAGAAAAGAAAAACGAATCTATTTCTCAAACTGTAAATGATAAATTTTATAATCGTGGGGGAACAGTAGCAATAAATTATGAAACATTAGGAAGATTTGATATTCCTAGTACTTTATATTTTAGAGATTTTACAATTGCTGAAGAAAACGATTTATTATTAGTGAGAAAAGAAGAATTGTTAGAAACAACCATAGCAATTTTAAATAAAATGAAAAATCAAGATGCAACATGTTTAGTTGAAAATATGTTAATGTCTGAATTTTTTGAAACATTAATAGGAATAAAAAAACAATTTGATACTATAAATCATACACATTTATGGATATGTAATTGTCAAGAAAATGTGGATGATCCTAAAGTAAATGAATCAATTATTAATTTAAATAATTTACAATATAAATCTATAATAGAAGCAGATGAAATTTTAAAAAATTATTATAAAAATAAATTTGATAATTTATCTGATGAAGAATTTAAAAATTATTTATATATAAGATATAAAGATAATCCAAGTTTAGAATTAAATGAAATTACTAAAGAGCAAGAAATAACAAAAATTAAATTAAAAGAACCATTTCAATTAAAATTTAATAATCAACTATATTCATTTAGATTTTCAAGAATTGGAGATTTAGTTAAAGCACGTAAAATAGCTTATAAACAATACATAGAAAACATAAAAGATGCTCAAAATAAGAAAAAATTTGAAGAAGTTGAAAAATTAAAATCTGAAGAAATGAAATATACAATGTTAATTTCACAAGCTTTATCTTTATTAAAAATTGACAATAAAGAATTAACAGATGAAGAAAAAATAACGATTTTTGCTTCATTACCAAAAAGTAATAGAAAAAAAATTGAAGAATTTAAAAACCAATTTAATTTTGGTGTATATCACGAACAAGAGTTTACTTGTCCATTATGTGGAAAAGTAGACAAGAGGTGGATTCAACGAGACATTAGTTATGACGACTTACTACCTACAAACTCTTTTACCAGCAGAGACGATAACGACTCTTCAGGACTTGATATTTTTATTAGTGTATAGTTTAAAGCAACAAGAAGATTCTGTTTTAAAAATGCAAAGATGGGTAGCAAATAAAAGATATTATCAATATAAAAAACTATCTGAAAAATTAAATGCTATAGTAGAAGCAAAATAAACTATGCACCTTATTTTACTAATAAATAAGAAAAAAAATTAAAATAAAATACTATGGCAGATAGTCCTATAACAATACCTTTAAATACTGAAACTAATCTTACTAAAGTATTAGCTGATTATCAAGAAACTATAAATAATAATTTTTCAAAATTATTAGGATTTTTTGAAAATGATGCTAAACAACGAGCTATTGATAGAAAACAAAATAATTCTTTTTATGATGATATAAGAAAACCAATAAAAAATATAGCATCAAAATCTAAAAGGTCTGAATTATCTTCATTAGATTTTAAAAATTTTATTGAAAAATCTTTTTTATCTTCTAAAGATATAAAATCTAAAAGGTCTGAATTATCTTCATTAGATTTTAAAAATTTTATTGAAAAATCTTTTTTATCTTCTAAAGATATAAAATCTAAAAGAATAGCAGAGGATAGTTTATATAGTAAATTTATTCCTAATTTTGAATATCCTTCAAAAGAATATAGAAAAAATTCATCCGAAAAAGATAGTAAAAAAGAAGAAAAATCTGCTAAATCTTTTTTGAAAGAATTTCGTAAAACAGCTGGAAAAGATTTTGCTAAACATTTTGAGCATATATCAGATGATTTAATATATTTAACAAATTTATCTAATATAGAATCTATACTTAATAAATCTGAAAGTAAAAGAATTGAAATATATAGAGCTCAACAACAAGAAAGAGAAAACCAAAATGAAATTTATAAAATTTTAGCTAAACAAACACAATTTTCAAGAGAAGAAAAATTAGGTAAAAAAATTCAAGGGAAAATAGGTGGAGAAAAGGAAGATTTTAATAAAATTTTTAAATCCCAAATGCATATTTTTGCAAATCATTTTAGAGATTTTGAAGATTATTTATCTGATGATCAAAAAAGACAAGTAGAAGATTATCAATCTCGTCAAGAAATAAAAGAAAAAGAATTTGAATTATTAAAAATATTACGTGATGAAAAAAAATCAAAATATACTAAAATTAAAGATAAACTATTAGATAAATATAATCAATTTATTTTAAAAAATCGGTGGTTTGAAAAAAGTATCGAAGCATTTAAAGGATTAAAACAAAAGGCTGGTCATTGGTTAGGAGAATTATTAAAAGCAGGATTATTATATATTGTATTCAAAAAAGAATTTGATATGATTTGGCAGTATGTAAAACCTGAAATGATAAAATTATGGGAAATAATTAAAAAGCAACTTAAATCTACTTGGGATCAATTACTAAAATGGATATTTGCTTCTTTTGAAAAGTATTCTCCTAAATGGGCAGAACGTCTTGGTATAACAGCCAAACAATTAGCAGAGAAAGAAAAAAAAGAAAAAATAAAAGAAATATATTCTCCTCAATTACAAAAAATTTATTATGAGCAAGAATTACTTAAATTAAAACAAGAAAGAAAACAATTTGAAGAAGGTAAATTAGCTAAAGTTTTAGATAAACTTAGTATAAATAGGGATATATATCGTTCTGGGAAAAAAGATGAAGATATAGCTAAAGAAATTGCAGAAAGAAGAGTAAAAGAAGCTGAAGCATACGGAACACTTTCAGCTAAAACAATAGAAAATGCAAATAAAGAATTAAAAGCATCCGTCGATAGATTAACAAGAACTGTAGAAGATAATACGAAACAAACAGTAAAAGCTACAAAAGAATCTAAAACAACCATTGAATATAAAAAAAGTAATTCATGGGATAAAGTAAAAAATTAATAAATAAAGTTATGGCAAATAGATTATATTTACAAGTACATGGTTCTAGGACAATATTTGATTTTCCATTAATGGAAGATATAAATATAGAAACAGCTTCTCAATTTCAAACATGGGGAGGATTAGTTCCATCGTTAGATGCCGCAACAGATATGGTAAATAACGTAGCTGCTGCTGCAGGAACTATACAAAATGAATTTATTACCTTTAAAAATATGTTTGATTTACCACGATGGACAAAAACTGATCCAATAAAATTTACAACAAAACTTTCTTTTTATACAAAAGCAGATGCTAAAAAAGACGTATTTGATAAAATGAAATATATAATGTCTTTAAGTATATTAACTAGAAATTCAGATCAAACTTTCACTGTACCTGGTGTAGGAGCAAGAAATATTGGAGACATGCTTAGTCAAGGAAAAGATGTTGAAGTTAATAGTTTATATAAAGCAGCGCAAAAGACTGAAAATCAATATGGAACTGCTAAAGAAACATTTGATTATAAATCTAAGATAATTTCACTTGAAATTCCAGGAGTAATTTATTTAAATTATGCATTTATAATAACTTGTCAACCTACAATATCCAAACAAAAAACAGAAAGTGGGTATCCTTTATGGGGAGAAATGAATGTTACATTTTCAGGATTGTTTCCTGCTTCTGATCAAATTTTTGTTAACACAGAAGTTGCTGTCACTCAATTTAAGTCTCCAACTACTTCTACTTCTTCCCAATCTAATTTACCTCTTCAGAAGGGGGCTGTTATAGGAGGGGTACCGTTATAATGTTAGAAAATATTTATACAACTATAGAAACAGATCCAGAAGTAATATATGATCCTATGTCAGTTAATTTTAGTAAATTTAAATTTACTAAAGGATATTATAATCATAGATTAACACAAAAAGAAATTGAAAAACCATATTTATTAAGTTTTCAATATTTTGGTATAATAGATTATGAAAATTTAATTTTATTAATAAATAATATTTCTGATATATTTGAAGTTCCAGTAGGAACACAAATTAAAATTCCGAAATTACAAGATATTCAATTTTTTCTTCTGGAGAATACTAAATAGTGGAACTTCATTATGCAACTGTTATAGAAAACGATAGTCAAGATTCTTATTATGCTATAAAAAATGGTGCAATAAAAATAAGAATTAACTATTTAATGGAAAATATTTTAGATAGTGATTTACCTTGGGCACTCCCTTTTCATTTATCTATAGGAGGTTCAACTGAATCTGGATTAACATGTGTTCCAGAAATTGGATCACTTGTATGGGTATTTTTTTATGATACTTTATTTAATAAAAAACTTTATTATATAGCTGATGTTAATCTTGCTAATTTTAGTGCAAGTAATTTATTTGAAGACGAAGTAAAATCTAATGTTGATGGGTTTACTTCAGTATATCCTAATGTTAAAAATATTCATTTAAAAAATGGAGTTAATATAGCAATATCATCTGAAGATGATAATCCTGAAATTTCCATCTATCATCCAGAAGGTTCATATATTTTTATAAATAAAGAAGGTGAAGTACATATTAAAGCAGGGACTGCTTCATTAGAATCAACAATATTAGGAGAAACATTAAAAGAAAAACTCGAATCTTTAATAGATGCTATAAATGCAATAACTGTTCCTACTGGGGTGGGACCTTCAGGTACTCCTATTAATGCGGCAACCTTTTCAACTATTAAAAGTCAATTATCTCAAATATTATCACAAAAAATAAAAAATAACTAATGGCTTTATCCCAAACAACTTTAAAAAATAGTTTAACTTCGTGGTTACAAAATAAATCAAACTATTCTTCAATTTCTCAATCTATGAGTGTATTTATAGATGCATATGAAACATATGCTTTATCAGCTATTGATATTTCTGGAGATGGATTATTAACTTACTTTAAATCAAATGCATTATCATTATTAAATACTATTACGAATAATGATACTGCTACAACTGCTGCTCAAAAAATCGAAAATGCTATAAAAGCATTTTGGACAGCGGCTACTTTTAAATTAACTATTCCTCCAGCTGGTACTATATTACCTGAAATATCTGCTATAGTAACAACAAATATAATTAGTGGAACATTAGCAACTTTATTATTAACAATATTTAATTCATTAAATAGTTCTGAGACTGATTCTTCTAAAGCAAATGATATTGCTACAGCACTTCATACTTCTACAAAAACTATAATAGTAACTTGTATCGGAACATTATCTGGAGGGGGAACTCTTGCAGTGCCTGGAGTAATCTCATAATTATTTAAATTTTATTTTTTTACTAATAATTATGAACGAAATTGTAAATTTTTATCATGATATAGATATATTTGGTAGAGAAAGTAAACCTGGGACGGCTCTTGAATACTTTAATGCCGATGCAATTGCTAATGCACTAACTCTTTTTTTAACAACTAAAAAAGGAGATCTTCTTAGAAATCCTAATGAAGGGGGTGTTATTGATGTTGCGATGTTTAAAACATTAAATGATGGTAATATTCAAAAAATAGGATTTCAATTAAAAAATGCTATAAATAATTATTTTGCTCCATTAATAGAATTACAAGCAATTAATTTAATCCCAGATTATGAAAATCATTTATTACAGTATGATATAACATTTAAAGATTTAACTACCTTTACAACAAATACTGTAACTATCTATACAAATACTTCTTATCAATATCAAAAATTTAATTTTACGGAAGTAGCTTATATTGAATTAAATCTTCTTAGATTTATTCAATTACAAAAAACTGGTGATAATAGTCAAAAATTATTATATAATTCTGATGATGGGTATTGGTATTTTGGTAAATTTAAATTAATTAATTTTACAACAACTGATCCATATTTTGATGCAATTTTAAGTGCAGCTAATCTATAAAGGTATATTATGACTTGGACATTCGATGGTATAAAAATTGAAATTAAAACAAGACTTTCTCTCTTATCTAATTGGGCAAATACATTATATTATGGAGTATATGAACGAATAATTGATGTTATCGCCTATATAATTTATAGACTTATTTATATCATTCAATTTTATTATAGAGAATCTTCTTGGACTAATGCACAGCGGTTTGAATCGTTAGCAACTGAATGTTTTTTATTAAACTATAACTATCATCGTAAAATTGGTGCAATAGGAAATATTATTTTATCTTCTGATCCAAATTTTAGTTCTTCTTATGTTAATACATTAGACGATGTTATTATCCCTAGATGGTCACAATTTAAAAATACTTCTGGTACATCTAATGTTTATTGCACGGAAGATACTACATATATAAGAAATGCAGTTGGAAATAAAACAATTCCTGTAAAAGAAGGAATCCCTCGATCTTTTTTATACGCAGCACAAGGAATAGCAGATGAAATTATTTATTTGTATCCTACAGATGTTGTTTATGGAATAGATAATGATGATATAGATATGTATATAGCAGATTCTATTGGTACAATTTTATATGAAATAAATAAAGTAGATAATTTATATTTTATTGATGATTTAGATAATTATTATTGTACAATAAAAAATGTACCTGATTTTTCAAAAGTAGAAATTACTTTTGGAGATGGAGTAAGTAGTCCTAAACTAGTTGCAGGACAGTATGTTCTTATTAAATACGCAGATACTTTAGGAGATCAAGGGAATATTCAATCAACAAATATTGTTACAGCAATAGAATCATCTTTATATAATATTTATGGAACAGATGTAACAAATTTATTGTATGTAACAAATACAGAGTCTATATCAGATGGATCGGATTTTGAAGATATAGAATCTGTTAGAAATAATGCTCCCGCTCTTTTTCAATCTGGTCAAAGATGTGGTAGTTTATTAGATTGGATATCTATATTAAAAAATATACCATATATTTATAATTGTGATATATGGACAATTAATGATATTGGAGGTTCGTCTTTAGCTTCAGAACTTAATACAGTTTATTTAGTTGCAATTTCTTCTACTGGAGATGATTTAACTTTAGCTCAACAAACAGATGCTGAATTAAATTATTTAAGAGAAGCAAAAAGTCCTACTGAAACAATAACATGGCAAGCATTAGAAAAAGTATATGCTTTTTTTGATATAAATGCAAAAATTAATAATTTAACTACGGATGTGGTATCAACACAAATTAAAGATGCAATAGTAGCAGAATATGCTACACTTAATACAAATTTTATGACAAATATTTATGAATCAGCTTACAATAGTGTTATAAATTCTGTTGAAGATATTGTTTATCATAATACCTCCTTATACAATATGGAAAAGAATGTTTCAAAAGAAGCAATAAATGAAACTATTATTCCGAGTTATACAAACATAGAAACAACAGAACTAACAGAACAAGTATGGTTAGTTGAAGATTCTTTAAAAATTTGGTATAAACAAAAAATAGAAGATGAATGGAGTACAGTTAAACAAATTGCTGCATCTTCTGGAACAATTATATATAGTTATATGCCCTCATCGTTTACAATAACTGGGGGTACAATAAATTATGCAACAAATCAATATACATATACTATATCAGGTAGTGGATTAGTTCCAGATATTCCAAATCCTGGATCAGCAGATCCTGATGGTTATTTATTATATTTATCTTACCAAACAAAAGATGGAAATAATAATATGCAAAATTGTATACGATTATCAAAAAAATATCAAATAACAGATGTTGATGAAGACTTTATATTTACAACTTTAAATTATATTTAAAACTATGTCAAAAATTGTATTTAATAAATTTCTTCCTGCTGTAATGAGAAATACACGCTGGGGAGAATTAATAACTGTATTTCAAGATATTATAAATGATTTACGTACAGATCATATAAATACTCTAAAAGAAAAATTTGATGTAAATTTAATGACAGAAGATGAACTTAAAGATACAGCAATTAAGTTCGGTTTTAATTTATTAAGTTTAGATGGGTATACTTCGTCTATGTATTTTCTTAGAAGAGAAATTTCTACTATATGCCCTCGTATTCCTGCAAAAACTACACGTGTTGGCTATAAATATATTTTTTATAATTTTAATCTTACTGGGGAAGTTTTTCCAATATTATTATCAAAAAATAAATGGTATCCATTAAACGATGCTTGGCTTCCTTTAGATGAATATTGGGAAGATACAACAATACTACATACTCAAGATTTTACACTTGATCCCGATATTCCTGATACATTAGATAGTTCTACCGGAACATGGATTACAACTCTTGATCAAACACAACTTGATTATAATATATTACGAGTATTACTTATTTCTTATAAACCAAAATATATAGAAAATATTTCTGAATTTATATCAGAAAATACACATAAAGTGTTTTATAATGATATCAACCAAATGAAAAGAGTTACTGAAGTTCCTTACTTTGAACATCGAGTTGAAATTGAAACTAATACAAGTGGAGTTGTAACAACAAAAACATATTATAATTATGATCAAACTATTTCTACAAATATGCAATCCATTATGATCACTCCCAGTTCTAGTGGGTTAATACCTTTTAATCATATACAAATTGGAAATTCAGTTCATCCAATAATATCTTCTTCTATAAGTGGAGTATTATCTTTAGTTGGAACATTAAAAACTGAATCATCTGGAACATTAGGAATGCTTCAATATATAGAATCAAATATTTCTAATCAAATTTATGTAAGAAAAGAATTAACTAATAGAAATACTTTTCCAGAATTTACAGAAATATCTTTACATAATGCTAATAGTGGATGTTTATATTATGCAACTTTTCCGAAAGTTAAATGGGATAGTAAACAATATAGTAATGTTTTATTTAAAATAAATTTAGTGTAAAAATTTTAAATATATTTTTTAAATTCTTATTTATTAAGTTTTTAAATTACTAATAATTATAAAATTTTTTTTAAAAGGAATATTATGTCAATAATAAATTTAGGTAATCAAGAAATAAGTTTTCAATATAAAGAGCCGGCTCAATCTAAAGAATTTAACAAATATCTTAGAAAAATTATTCATCCCGGTTTTTATGATGGATATACATTTTCTAAAATAAATAATTCTACCGTTGCTATTTCAGTTGGAACGGCATGGTTTAATGTTGATACGGATAAAGCAGTTTCTATTTCTATAACAACAGCAGTAAATCAAACTGTATTAGAAGCAACCCCTATTTTATGTTTAAGTTTTTCGTGGTCAGATACTACAACAAATTATATAGATTGGACATGGAGAGCGATAGGAGAAGCTACAGCAACTAATGAAATTATTGTTGGAAAAGTAAATTTTTCTGGTGGTATAGTTGATGGTACTTTTGATTATACAAATCGAACAGTAGGTTTAATTGATACTACTGGAAATATTTATGTATCCCAATATATAAAATTTGGTGCTACAAATAATTATAATTTAACAGCAGAATCAAATGGATTATTAATAACAAAAGGTGATTCTACTGCTAATTTATTTCATTTCACAAATTCCAGTACAGGAACAACAGTAACAGACGGCTTTGAAGTCGGCATAGACGCAGATGAGCAAGGCAGAATCTGGAACTACGAGAACACTGATCTTGTTATCGGGACGAATAATACTACATTATTAGTGTTGAAAAATTCAGGGATAATAAATATTCCTGCTGCAACAGAAACTAGATTGATTAGGATTGGTCAAGGGAGGTCAGGAGACGGAATATCTTATCTTGATCTAGTTGGTGATGCAACTTATACTGATTATGGTTTAAGAATACTCCGCAATGGGGGGCAAAATGGAGTATCACAGATAATCCATCACGGTACTGGGGATTTAAGAATTCAAACGAACGAGGCTGCTGATATTGTTTTTTATACAACAAATGCAATTGCCGGTAGATTTAAGGCCAATGGGTACTTTCTCGTATCAAACACGACCGAATGCACAGGGGCAGGCACAGGGGCTTTGCAGGTGGCAGGAGGAGCAGACTTTGCCAAGCATGTGAATATGCAGACTAATTTGACTGTGGGTGGATATATTATTGGAACCAATAGAGTATCATCAATATATAGTTGGTCAGCAGCAACTACCAAAGGAACAGTATATACAAATTTAAGTAATAGACTACCATCGGAAAATACTTTTTACCGTGTAAACGGTGGTATATATATAGGTGGGGTATTGTGTCCTATAATAGGTATTATCCGAGGATCCACTGGTCCTTATTTAAATATAGAGTATGTTGATCCTTCAGGATTGCTCTCTGTCACGGTTACTTCCGGCGATGGTGCAGCAATTGGAAATGTAGGAGCTATCCTTTAATTTATTTATATTTACCAACATTATTATGATAATTAACTGCCATCCATAAAGCTTCAGTATAAGAAATTTTATAGATAATTTTTATTTCATTTGAGTTATATTTTATATTGTATTGAGCTGATAAATATTCTTTATTATAAAAAAATTCTTCCGGTGTTTGC